CCATAGTTAAAGAGGGGAACCCCTGCGCGAGCAAGGACTCCCCTTTTAGTTTGAATTAAGCAGAAGCAGCTATGTCAATCACGAGATCTATATTAGTGGTGGAGCTGCCAACGGTGTTGGCTGTCATATAGATAACATAATTAGACTTGGACTCTTCCGTTGACACGTCCGTTCCGAGAGCTTCGCCAATCGTGTCTGTCGTAGAAGATTCACAAATGTCAAGAGGTGTAGCCAACCCTGCTGACATATTTCTTCCATCCATAAATACATCTGCCTCTACAACATCAACCTGGCCATCAGCTCCTAAATAGCCTAAACCGATGTCATAGTCAGTCCCAGTCGTAATTGCACCCCAACCCTTTGGGGCGCGGATACCTACAACGATGTCGGAAAGAGACAATCCGCGAGCCAGGATGTAAGTTGCTCCGTCTGCATCCCCCGCGGCGACCTCTACTTTAGCCACAATACTCTTTAGCGTCTTACCTGTACTGAATAAAGCATTGTTGGGTTTATTATCAAAACCATCTGTATACTTATCTGCCATGATCTAACCTCGCTTTTTTGTTTATTAAATTATATAGTTGTTGATATGATCTGAACCTTAGATCCTTCAACGCGCATTGTCCCGATCCACAGATCAATAGTCACATCCTTAGAAGCAACTATTCCAGGGGCATCCTTAACGTCCAAGCTATTCAGCTCAATCATAACAGCGATTGACTGAGGAGCTAAGGCTATGCAGCTTCTCAAGGTTGCGTCTTCTGGTAAAATCGGATTCGGAACTGTGATGCCGCCGTCATTCGATCCAGCAAACAACAACACCTGATACATCCCGGCCTGTTTCACTATTCCCTCAGCAACAATCTGCCCGGAGATGTAATCGTTGTTAATAAACTGCGAGACACCCATCAGGTTAGTATTCTCTTCGCCGGAGATTGACAACGTAGTTCCCTTAAATACGTCCATAGGAACGTCGTTGTTGATGAAGTTCTGAGTCAGAGTCTGGATCGTTGAATAAGTCACACCAGCCGACGCGTCAATAGTAATAACTCCGTCATCAGCAGCGGTGGTCGAAGACAAGGCCTCATTCGGCGCACCGACTAATACTGGACCAACAGCCGCCAAAGCAACCTGGCGATCAATAGTCCTCTTTGAAGCAAAAACTAACGTCTGCAACAAGTCAGATGTCGGATCAGCGATTAGCTCGTTGATGTCATCTTTTTCGTCGATACGGAAAGTCTTAGTAAAACGCTTTTTTGTGAACTGCCTATTATCAAGGTTGTAATCTTCGATAATAAGATTAGGATTGCGAGTTAATACTTCCGTTAACTCAGCGCGGCCCATTCTAGCGATATTGTGTGCATATCCCTGAGAAGGAACATAAAACATCGCACCACAACCGGAAAATAATGATTCTTTCTGCTGCGCCAGTTTAAGATAGGCTTTCTCAAAATTAAGTCGAATACCCTGGTCTATTCCTGTACTCAATGCTGTTTCCATAAAAATACCTCCGTTTAAGTAAATTGATTTTGCGTTCAGCGAAAATCGTCCCAAACTTGGGGTTTTCTTGGAGGTTTTCTAACCAACCGAAACTCAAAGTCAGGGGCTTACTCAAACAGAGGTAAGTTCATCCTATGCTTTAATAATAAAACTAATTTTTTAACCTGTCAACTACTTTACCTCTTTTTTTGACTTTACGGCAACTAGCTTGGGAAGCCTTGCATAAGAGTAGGAGTTCTCTTTGTTGTTCGGATCAACAATCATGTTAAATGCCTTGTTAAGCTCGTCTTGTACCTTGAACTCAAGCTCAGCGTTGGTAATGTCGCCGTTAGCTAACTCTGCTGCAAAACGTCGATGCACTTTCTCAGCAATAATTTTCCTATCCTTGCCACTCTTTAAGACCTTTCTTTTCTTGATAACCTTCATGTAGGTTTCGTAGGCCTTCTCCCTGGCGTTCCTAATGCTGCCATTGAGATACAGCGGAATCTCTCTAACCTTTAAACAACAGGCCATGTGCTGTAATTCCAGCCAATCCATTTCCTTGACATCTTTATCAAGGCAAGCCGGGCCGCCTTCGCACTTTTCCCAGCTATCAACATAAATTTGAATCAATCCCCGGAAAGGGATCTTCTCAAGTTTCTTATCTGTCTTTGCAACAATCCACATCATACGTTTAGCGTGTTGGGTATGATACTCTTCGTCACACGCTGGAATCTTAACCTTTATACCGTTGAAAGGAACTGCGCCTTTATCCGTTCCGATCTCTGTCATAATTGTACCTGATACTGTCAGCTCAATCATCCTAGTATTATCAAACTCCATTATTTACCCCCATTGACTTTTCTTAGGTTATTTTCGGCCGACTGGTATCTAGCGATAGCTTTGCTCAAGGCTTCTTTGGTATAAGTACCGCCCTTTTTAAGCGTAGTAATGGCATCGTATGACGCCTCAACTTCCTTTTGAGCATCAGACGCGCTAGCTATCCCGCCTACTCCGCTAGGAGTTTTTATCGCTTTGGTCTTGATACCGAAGTCCTTAATCAATGTGTTGACTAGCCGATAAACCATGCCTAATTGTGGATTTAATAATGTGTTTGTTATTTTCTGATCTGCTTCGTTCTGCGAGTCTTTCATGGCCTTAGCTATTGACTTTGCGACCACCTCGCTATTTTCCTCAAAAGAGTTCTCAATCTCTTCCTTAAACCCCTCGTCCGATTGCAGTTTAGCCATTTGAGCCTTCTCAATAGCCATGTACCCCTGCACCAACCGATCTGCTTCATGAGGATTGATTCCATTATCATAAAACAAGTTTTTAATATCCGGCATCAATGCCTCAGATACTCCGTCAACCTTATAAACTTCTGCGTTCTCCGGGCGGCTGCTTTCGATATGCTCCTGTATTTGTTCCTCTGTGGAGTTATCGTAGTCAAAGGCAATAGTCTTCTTGCCCTTCAACCCCTGCAAGTCGTCAATTTCTTTGAATGCCTGTTGTATTGTCACCTCTCCGTTCTCATCAACAAGGTTTTTAATGTACCCTTTCCCTGAAAACTCTTCGGGTACTTTCAACTTTGCATTAATTTGCTCTTCAAGCGTTGGCATTACTTTAGCCGCGGCTTGCAGCATAGGAGTTCCGTCCTCATTCTCCCTGGGATTCCCGTCTGCATCTAATACCGGCACTTGTGCTTCTGCATTCGGATCGTTAAGATCTACTGCGTTTTCTTCTGCCATGTGTTATTTCTCCTTCTTTTCTGGCGATTCAACCGCCATGCGTTGTTGAGGTGTTAGCATCCCGATGATAAACAGCTTATACAAGAATGACCTTGAGACCATTGACCTAATCTTGCTATCATCCAGCGTATCAATCTGCAAGTCGTAAATCTGGCAAGTTCTCATCATAGCCCTGCCGACTTTGATCCCGTCTATTGTCGAAAACAACCGCCTGGCTGCGTTCTTCAAGTCTTCTGACTCTTTAAGCTGCGCGACCTTTAACTCTGCATCCTTCTTGCTACTTTCTGGCATCTGCCCCATCTTTTTGTCCTTTGCTAATTGTTGAACCAATGTCTGCCCCTGCTTGAGCAGCTTGTATTGCTAAACCCTGTTGCCTAATTTCGGCCTGATCCGTAATGATTTGCTTGAACTCGTCTGCGTCTTTGATGTAAGACACCCCAAGAGCCTCGTTAATATCATTGAACAGATCATACCATTGCACCGCTTCGACCATTGCTGGATATAAGCTGATTAATATGCCAATCCCATTGATTAGTTGCATAATACGCTCTAATCCCTCAGTCTTGACCATCTTCTCAAGCTCATTATTGTATGTTATTTTATACCATCGTTTCCCCGCTTTCATTGCTTCCAGCACAGCTTCCGGGATAACCATGTCGGAACGATTAATATCAGCCTTAGCCTTAATCATCGCTAAGTCTTCTGGATCAACCCCGGCCAATCCGTTGTCATCTTCTATCTGAATACAACGCTCAACTACAACGTCAAGCATTTCATTCTTCTCCTGACCCAATAAACCAGCTAACGACTTGCCTCTTATCGCGTACCGTTGCATACTCTCTGTGGCTGTCATTTCTTTAGCACTTGAGAAGTCCAACAGCATATCTACCTTGAACCCTGTTGTGATCTTGTCATTAAGATACGGCAATAGGAAGCTAATCAGCCCGGTAGGATCTCCTACGTCATGCAACTGGAACATAGGATTTTGACCTTTAGCGATCATTGATTCCTGGAACGTAACCAAGCCACCCGCGGAAGTATCTAGTACGCTGTCGCCAAACATAGCGTTATTGTATGTGCCTAACGCCGGATCATTCATTTTCTCAATGGTCTGAATAGCCTGATCCAGCATATAATTCGTGCCTTTGATCGTGCTAATCAAAAGAGATCCTGAGCTTCTGCCCCACGCCTGGCCCTGAATCTTAATTGCCCGGCAAACACCTACTGGCAAACGCCTAAAGTCCTCAGTAAAGAAAATTTTATCCGCTTCGCTCTCTAAGAACCAAACGCCTTTATACTTTGTGCCATTCTTGCCTTTTAGATCACGGCTATAGCTGCTTCTTGGGACAACCCCTTGTACCAATGTAAACCTCTTGTTGTACTCTCCTGTATTATAGGCATCTATAATAACCTTGGGGAGTATTTGCTCCTCAGCTTCGGGGTTATAGTCAAACTCTTCCATGATCTGGCATACCTTCCAATGATAAACCAGAAAGACTATATCTATCAACCCATTCTTGCCTTCTGCAATAGTCATGCTGTCAACGCCAAACGACCTAAAGAAATAGGGATTTTCCTCTTTCTCCGGATAATCTGCGTTCTTAAACACGCCTATGCCTGACGTTCCGAATGACATCTGACTATAAAAATAAGGCTTCCGTGCTGCCGAAAACCCTGCCTCCCTGGCGTTCATGTTAGCCAATAACTGTTTTGTCCTAAACTCGTAATAGCTCTTTATTGCACTCTTGTCAGCTTTCTGCAACACAAACTCGCTAGGCTCGACTGTAACGGCTTCTGCGCCTGTACCCCACATGATGCCGTCTAAATAGTCTCCTGACTGCGTAACAGCCAGCGCAGCCGTAGGATCATATATGTCTTCATCAAGCGGATCACTAGCTGACTTTGACTCTGCTGACTCCAAGAACTGCTCATTAATAGTTATGCCACAATGACTTGATATGTCGCGCCAAAGGCTGACATTCTCTGCCCGTACTGTCTTGCTGTCCATAAACAGCTCTTTGTAGTTTTGATCCTCAGTAATCATTTGCCACCTCTTTAGTTTCCGAAATAGGTATCTCGTGCGCCGACGCCTTCCGTTACCACGCCAGACGAGCCGCTATCTGTTTGAAATAATGAGTTTCTCTTCTTCCTTAATGCTTCTGATGACTCTTTGTCCAACAAGGCCTGTGCGTCTTCTGCCGCGCCTGATGCCTCCTCAGCTTTCTTCTTCTTCTCGCTGGCTGGCTCATATATTCCTGTTTCCTCTGCTGCCTCTCTAGTGAGAAGAGCCATTCCTGCCTCGTATACTGCTGGTAGACCTCCACCCATTATTTACCCCCATTTTTTATATACTTCTCTAATTGTCGTGGCGTTAATAGCCAGGGTTTGTTTATGCCTAGTAAATTCTTCAATATCCCAACACAACTGCCAAACATTATGATATTGGCCTTCTGCACGTCCTCATGCTTAACTGTCCATACATAAATACTGTAGTCTGCCTTTAAATCATTCATTATCTCTTTAACGTTGCATTTATAAGGTATTATTAGCGTTCCACCTAATGTCGGGTCTATCCTTATGCTTGTTGTAGCTGTTACGTTACGATATAAAAAACAATGACCAAATAACCTTCCAATTTTGCTTCCACATTTACTTCGATGCTTAAAAGCAACCAAATAATCATAGTCGTAACGAAATTTTAATACCCCACTCTCAATAGGCTTCATCGTTTCTTTCTTCCCGTTATTCGCTTTAGAGTGCGCATACCCTGAGGCCTGTCTAGCTCTTGAAAGTTGACCTTTCCAAGAAAATGTTTTATTGCAAACGCGGCCATAGATAAACTGTCCCCTCTGTCCTGCGAATCAACGCCTTCTTTGCGCTGCTCTTGCTTAGTCTTGAGCCTTATTTTACCGGACGCGCTATAAACCTTCTTGATTGTCTCTAAATCTTTAATCATATACTGACTAGTTATCCTGATCCATTCCTGGTCTGTTAGGTATTTAAGATCTAAATAGGCCTGATAGCGGTTGTTTAAGCAAGTCGGATCTTCGCACTTATCATTTGACCCGCCTAAGAAGCCTATTATATTACTAATTGTCTTGCTTAACGTCACAAAAACTGGATACCCAGCTCCAGAAGCGTCAACAATCAGTATGTCCGGCCGCCAATCCCCGTACATTTCTACAATCTTCCCGGTAGATACATCCGTATCCGGATCTTCCCAACAAACCTCTTCTGCCAAATCCCAGGTAGTATTTGATATTCTCTTTACATGGGTAGCGCAACATAAATCCCCGCCTCCGCTGCTCAGGTCTACTGACATGACGCTTTGCATTTTTATTGGTTCACCGTGAGACTTTACTAAAGCAGCTTTAGCGAGTTTATCGAAATTGAATAGATAGTCTGATGTTGTGGTAAGGGGCTGACCAAGCCATACATGATTGTAATCTTTGATGTTCCTTTCTTTACATTCTCTAGCTTCATTCTTGAGCGCTTCTGTGCAATGTTTATTCTCGAAATAATCAATATGTATATGTAAAGTATCTTCTCTTCCTACAAGTTGCATAACTGGATCGTTGCGAACATATCTATTTAAAGCAAAAAATAACTTAGCTTTATTCTTTCTAATGGTAGGTAACAATATGTTTAAAGTTGATTGAGATACTTGCTGCCCTTCATCAAAAAATACTATATCAACATTCTCTAATCCCTTGATATTTACAGCTCCTTGCTCTCTCATTCCTTTAAAAAATATCTCTGATCCTGATTCTTTATGCGTTATTCTTGACTTCTTAATATCAAAATTAAGATCATATTTTAGGATTAAATCTCTGAATACAGCATAAACACTATCCTCAATACTATTTTGTTGCTCTCTAGCTCCAACAATTCTAAGAGTGTGCTTTTCAGCTAAATACAAGATAAGTCGAGCAATACTTTGAGTTTTTCCACTTCCTCTGCCTCCATCTAAAACAATATATCTTTTAGAATTTATAATCGAAGAGTCCAACAAACACATTAGTTTATCTGGAAAATCTAATAGCTCCGGAAATTCTAACATTGAGAGTTAATCCTAGCGTGCTCTTTAGCATGACATACTCTGCATAAAGTTATTCCATTATCTATTTCAAAGAACGGTTTCCATTTCATACTGCA